CCTAAACGAAGTCGCACACATGAACCTAGAGAAGCTGAATCTACGTGCCAAACGTAATACGCTCAGTGGATCTGGGGACCACAGGTGACCCGCTGGGTCTGGGACCTGGAGAGCGACGGATTACTAGACACAATCAGCAAGATTCACTGCATTGTGCTAAGACACGTTGAGACCGACGAGGTGCAAACCTACGGCCCCAACGAGATCAAGGCAGCTATGTTCACACTGATGAACGCTGACGAGGTCATTGGTCATAACATCATTGCTTATGACATCCCCGCACTCCAGAAGGTGTATCCTGGGTTTGAGATCTTAGGTAAGGTCACGGATACACTCGTACTGTCACGTTTGGTTGAGGCCAACCTGGCAGAGAAAGACAGCATACGTCACGCCAAAGACCCTCAGGGCTTCCCTAAGAGGATGACTGGGTCACACAGCCTGAAAGCCTGGGGCCTACGCCTCGGTGACTTCAAGGATGACTACGACGGCGGCTGGGAGAACTACAGCCAAGAGATGCTGGACTACTGTGTCCAGGATACTCAGGTGACTAAGGTTCTCTTTGAGCACTGTATGTCACGTGGGTTCAGTGAGCAGTCTATCGATTTAGAACATATGTTAGCACATATCTGTTTCGAGATTGGTAACAACGGATGGACTTTCGATCAACGCAAGGCATCTGATCTGTATGCAACACTAGCGCAGAAACGTGAAGAAATACGTCAAGGTCTAGACGAACTGTTCCCACCCTGGGAGACGTCTGAAGAGTTTATACCAAAGCGTAACAATAAGACCTTAGGCTACGAAGAGGGCGTCCCGTTTACCAAGCGTAAACAAGTTGTCTTTAACCCAAGTAGCCGACGTCACATAGAGTTCTGCCTACGTCAAAAGTATGCCTGGAAGCCAACCAAGTTCACAGGCACTGGTCACGCCCAGATTGACGAAACAGTCTTAGGTAAACTTCCGTATCCTGAAGCCAAGAAGTTGGCTGAGTACTTCATGATTGACAAGCGCGTCGGTCAGCTGGCTGAGGGTCCACAGGCGTGGCTCAAGAAGGTCGACAGCTTCGGTAAGATCAGGCACACGATTGTGTCTGGGGGCACGGTCTCGGGCCGCGCATCTCATCGAGGGCCAAACCTCACCCAGGTGCCAAAAACCAGTCTTCCGTATGGCAAAGAGTGCCGTGAGTTGTTCACGGTTCCAGACGGGTGGTTTCTGACAGGTAGTGACCTTAGTGGTCTAGAGCTACGTTGTCTTGCCCACTACCTGAATGACGGTGGTGAGTACGCCAGTCAGATCCTGGAAGGTGACATCCATACGCACAACCAGAAGGCGGCTGGGTTAGCCACTAGGGACCAAGCCAAAACATTCATCTCAACGGGATGACTTGAGGGAAACCTCTCGATTAAAACCATGTGAACTCAGGGAAACTCTCACCGAGACAATCCTGAGCCAAGCTAAATACTTAACCACTGCCCTCATAAGGAGGTGCATATGGTTACTTACGCTAGATCAAATCCGAAATCAGATAGATTCACTGCAAAACCGTCTAAATATCCTCAAGGGTATTTTAAGGATAAGCCATGTAAAAGGTGCGGGGAGACCTTCTCTCCAATTGCGCCTTCACACATGCACTGTAGTGATGAATGTGCCACCATAGCTAACACTGAGAATTATCTCATGCGTAACTATGGTCTGACATACAATCAATACACTCGGATGTTAGAAGACCAGAACCATTGCTGTAAAACATGTGGTGGTGAAGGTTTCACTATGAAGAACTGTCATACAATGAAACTTGTAGTAGACCACTGTCATCAGACAGGTGTTGTGCGTGGCCTTTTATGTCACAATTGCAATCGGGCTTTAGGCCTATTTCAAGACAACAAAGAAACATTATTGGCAGCGGTTAAGTATTTAGAAGGTGCAACGACTATTCCGCAAGGAAGTACACTCAAGTGAGTGGAAGCGCATGGCCCCTGAATAGGGTGAAGATATAGTCTGGCCTGTATGGCGACATACAGCAGTTCATAAGAGAACGGGCTGGGAGTAACGCCCCCAGTCGAACACATCGATGCAACAATGTACGGCGGCGGTGACATGCTCATTGGCAAAATCGCTGGCAAAGGCGCAAAGCACGGCAAGCAGCTAAAGGAGAACTTCAACAAGAACATCCCAGCGTTTGGAACACTGCTCCGAAGACTTAAAGCAGCACACGAAAAGAGGGGCCACTTAATTGGTCTCGATGGTAGGAAACTATTCATCAGGTCAGAGCACAAGTTACTCAGTCAGCTTCTACAGAGCGCTGGGGCCATCATCTGCAAGAAGTGGGTGGAACTGACTTATCAAGAAATCATCAGGCAACATCACGACGATGCATACATTCTCGGCTGGATACACGACGAGATCCAGGTTGCCTGTAGAACACAGGAGATCGCTGAGGATGTCGGTGATATCGCTAGACGAATGGCGCAAGAAACAGGCAGCTATTTCGAAACTAAAATCCCCATTACCGCAGAACATACCGTGGGACGAACTTGGGCTGACACCCACTGAAGTCACGGACCACTTAGCTGCAATTGTCACACTCTATGTCGTCCTCGACAGGGCGTGGCGTCGTCCCTTCACAGTATCCAGTCAGTTCGCCCGTCAGGGTGCCTTCTACGTCGCTATAGCGGCCTCTGAGGGCATGATCACGACGAACTGTGGAGAGGACACATGGGGTAACCGCTGGCTCATTACAGAGCACGGCATGGAGACCAAAGGAGAGTTAGATGGGTTACTTCAAGACATTCTTGCAAAAGCCCGAGGAGAACACAGTCCTACTCATTGACGGTGACCTGTACGCCTATCGAGCGTGTGCAGCTGCCGAAGAGGAGATCGACTGGGGTGACGACATATGGTCACTGTCCTCGGACCTAAAGCAAGCCAAAGAGATCTTCCGAGAGTTTATAGACAGCACTTGCGACAACCTGGAGACAGGATCATTCGTAATCTGTCTGTCCGATAAGGATAACTTTAGGAAAACAATCGACCCGATGTACAAAGGTGGTCGAAAGAAGGTCAGGAAGCCCGTAGGCTACTCTGCCTTCATCAAGTGGATCCAGGAGACCTACAGGTGGTATCGTGAGCCGCTCTTAGAAGCTGACGACATCTTGGGTATCCTGAGTACCGCACCAGGTCACAACACGATCATGGTGTCTGACGATAAGGACATGAAGTCGATACCTGGGAAGCTCTACAGACCTATGTCTGGTGAGTTCCACAACATCAAGCAGTCTGATGCGGATCTATGGTTCTACACTCAGACACTCACGGGTGACGTGACCGATGGCTACTCCGGTTGTCCGTCAGTCGGAGCTAAGACAGCTGAGAAGCTATTAGGTCGATCACCTACCTGGAACACTGTTGTCCAGGCATATCAAAAGCAGAAACTAAACGCAGACTACGCGCTGACACAGGCACGTCTCGCTCGGATCTTACGGTTCGAAGACTGGGACGTGGAACAGGGCGCAATCAAACTATGGGAGCCAAGCTAATGGCTATGAACGAAGACACAATCCTAGAAGACTTCAAGAGATATCATGAGGTCTGTGAACGAGAGAACAGGATCCTACTCCAGGGTCTCAACCGTGAAACCTGGGACGCTATCAACAAGAACGCACAAAACGCCAAGTTAGGCGGCAGACCAAAGGGGAAACCAGCTTGGAACAAGGGGCAAGGGAAGAGATAATAAGACGACCAAGCCACTATGCTAAGTGGCCTATCGAGCCAATTGTGTTCATCATGCAAAACGGCATGGAGTTCTGGCGTGGCAATGTCATCAAGTATGTCAGTCGCGCTGGGTCCAAGCTGTATGATGGACAAGACAAAGTACAATCTGAAATCACTGATCTAAAGAAGGCCATGCGCTACTGCGAGATGCGCATCAACCTTCTCGAAGGAAAACAACCAAATGACATTTAGTAACCACAAGGGCCACTTCGGCCCATCACTACCTATTTCTGAAGAGATTCACCGCATGAAGTACCGTGCAGAGGGAGAGGACTTCAAGCAAGCTATGGCACGTGTTGCGCACGCTCTGAAGGACAGTGAGCCACACTACCGTGCGTTCAAAGACATCCTCTACAACCAGCGTTTCTTACCAGCTGGTCGCGTACAGTCAGCTATGGGATCCCCACGTCGTGTGACACCTTATAACTGCTTTGTGTCTATGACGGTTGAAGACAGCATGGAAGGCATCATGGATGCAGCCAAGCAAGCAGCAAAGACCATGCAGCTAGGTGGTGGCATTGGTTACGACTTCAGCACCCTGCGCCCACGTGGCGATCTCATTAAGTCTCTCGATAGTAAGTCATCAGGACCTCTGTCGTTCATGGGTATCTTCGATGCTGTATGTCAGACCATTGCATCCGCTGGTCACCGTCGTGGCGCACAGATGGGTGTCCTACGTGTTGACCACCCAGACATCGAAGAGTTTGTCACAGCTAAGAACAACAGCACCACACTGACAGGGTTTAACATCAGTGTCGGTGTCACTGACAAGTTCATGGAAGCTGTGAAGACTGGTGGCGACTTTGACCTGGTCTTTGAGGGACGTGTGTACAAGACTGTCAGTGCTCAGGCACTCTGGGATCAGATCATGCGATCAACATGGGACTG